GTTTGGCGCCGATAGGACCCAAAGTCACTAGAAGTGACAAAGGATTCTAATCGTGTGTTCAACTTGACTTGCGACGGCGGGGAATTCCTTTTCCGCCGCAAATCACTGCCCCGCTCTCTCCAGATGAGGGAGGGGGTTGACTCTCTGTCGCATCCTGTACTTGTTTCGATACACCTTGAAACAAGCCTAGAATGCTGCGCAGGCCGCCCAGAAAAGTGCCAACTAGCCGTGAGGCTTTGTTGACATCCTCTAAGTCGGGTCCAAAGATAGGGTTCATGTCGATCCTCCGTACGTAAATTTGACTTAAAACTCAAATAAACAAAACGGTAGATCCCATGACCCACACTCCTTGGCCTAACGAAGTGATGGGACTTCAAAAACTCGAAGCCCACCAGACTGGGACTATGCACCTTTACGCCTGAATCGTCAGGGAAGTCTACCGGCACAATCTTTACGCCGATTCGTAGATTCTCTAGCAAACCAAGCAAAAGTTGCATTGAATGAGTCAATTCATAAGCGGTCCAACGGCGAAGCAGCCCGTTAGTCCACTTATAAACAGTAGCCTCAAAGGACTTGAGGCTAACACGATTCGCGTCGTTCCTAGGCTGGAACGGACGCACGTCCAACCCGCGGTAGTAATCGCCACCGCAGGACTCCCTGAAATGTGAATCAACGTAGGTTTTCTCAACGTTGATTACAAACCCCAGAGCAGGGAAAACTTTCATAACCGAAGCATGAATCTCAACTGGGTAGATGAGATCATCTCCGTATACTGAAAGATGCCGCTGCTCCCGCCGTCTACATAACATATCGTAGATAGCAGAAAGGAGACTCAAGAAGATGAGCGTCTGAAGGGGAAATGTATATCCTATCCCCATAGTGCAAAATGTTTCCATTTGCACTACAGAAGAATCGGGTAAAACGACTTTGCCAATCCTGGTAGAGTTTAAAACCTCAAACCAGTCTTTAGGCAAAAGTCGAGAAACCAGTTGCACCGATATGGAATCCGATGCACTGGAAAGGTCAGCAGTGACACTTTTCTTGTGTATACTGGCCCATCTGGCTAAGCATTTATGCCGCTCTTGTAGAGTGGAGATGTCATAGCCAGCCCGCTTCAGTCTCTTCCGTATCATGTCGCCGATACCATAGGAAAGATAACCTCCTATTGTAGTATTCGGCATTATCGACCGGAAGGATTTGTAGCTCTTTGGGACGAGCACCAAAGTCAGCTGATCGGTCTCATGGTATTGTTCCGTCAAACAACGGTCTTGAAAACGGCGGGTCCAGTAATTCGTGACCTGCTCGTATCCACTCATTTCTTTGTGGAACCATGAGATTTGTTCAGAGGAGCCGGAAATAGGCCATTCCCAGCGCGAAGCTTCACAAGCTTCACGAGCGGGAATACCGACCGACGCCTTTCTCCCGAAGTGGCATAGAGAACGATGTTCTTCGTCACCGAATGGCCCAAGCAATTTGGCCATGATAATACGAGCTCGTTCCAAAACCTCCTGTGTAAATGCATCACAGTGGTCAAGGTTGAGATTCGTAAGTCTAACTTGCGTATCAAGGAACTTTTGTGTAGCTTCCTTGATCAACTCGTCATCAGTGTACAGGTCCTTTTTGAACCTATATCTCTTTGCAAGGCACTTAATCTGATGCACGACTTTATAGCCGTATTCATCATCTGGGTAGCCTAGCGTATCCACAACTTCCCTAAACCTTTTAATATCACGACTAACTAAAGCGTCATGATATTCTGCAATAAAGGTGGCAGGAAGCTGATTCCGGAAGTCTCTGACGATAGACAGGGCTAACTTTTGGAAAGCCCCGTCTAGGTCGTACCGTTTGTTACGGGTACTATGTTTCATTTGGAATTCTCCTTGTGATTGACTTCAACAAAGGGAAACTGGCTTTAAGCTAAAGAGCCAGCAGACCAAAAGTTATCCAGGTCAGTATCAAAGCACAACTGGGCCCCAACTCTGTTGAGTTCCAGCTGTTCTGCTGAGGTACTTTCCGGATGAACTTCGCGTTCGATACGAATCGTGTTATAAGCGATCGTACCATCGGCGAGGACTTTGGGCACTACAAAAGAAATGCTCTTTTTGTCCTTACCGTACTTCTTCGTGACCGAATCCAGCGTTGGCGGCCGATACTTAGCCGTACACTGCCTGCGAGTAGTAAAGGTGGTGTCTGCAGGGACCACGAGATGAACGCCATTCGCGATTGAAATTCCATCATCGCAGAATGTAAAGTCTGTTCCACCCGTAACGGACAAACCGGTAGAGGCGGCCTTGAGGATCATATTTTTCAGACCCATGTGTTGCTCCTTTCGGAATCTCGCTAGTGTTTTAAGCTTGCTAATAGTTGTCCAATATTCTGAACCCCTAAAGCAAGACCACTAACGGCCTGTGACATCGACAACAAACTCGTTGCCGGCATCGGGTGGAGTGGGAGACTGACGTTAACTGACCTGCTGTACCAGACGTGGCTTATAGTACCACCACATCCGGGACCGCAGTACGAGGTGGCAGGAGAAGTCGATACGTTCTTATACCAAGTAACGTTCGACGTAGTATTCTCCTTGCGCAATATAGTTGTTACCCAATTCCCATGTGTTTCAATATTGGGATCGGGGACAACTGCATTGAGCCAGTCACCAACGTTAACAAACCAGTCAACCACGAAGGAATACGGGGTACACTCCCAAAGGGTTGCAGGTAAATCTCGTCCACGCAGGCCGAGACTCTGCAAAGCCAATTCGGGGGCATTTCGATTTACAACATTGTAAATCACACCCGCTCCAGCTACGACACTGAACGATGCCGTAGCGTTACATGATACATGGTCAAGACCAGGTATCAGGCCAGAACCCGTAGTCAGATCAAATGATTTTCTTTCAGATGATCCCGACGAATTTCCGGCCCTAGCTACAATCCGACCGTCAAAAGCCTTCCGGGAAATATCCCACACCTGTTCCATGGTGCCTCGCATGTCTGCGATGAGAGGGCGGAAGCCATAAGCGTTCTCTAACCAAGCATCACTGCTTGCTTTGAGTACGTTTTTGACAACCTGACGGCTAGTGAGTTGGTCCCTTCGCCGAACCATTCGGCGTAACAAATCGAGGGACGAACTGAAGGGTTTCCGCAACATCATCACGGTCTCATGGAGATCCTTTACGGCTTCTCCTGAGCAGAGTTTACTCTTGTTCATCTTGGCATACGCCGAGATCAAGCAGGATTCACCCATCCGAGATGCGAGTTGAGCATACTGACTTTCGTCAAATGCCACAACTCCGTTGTGGAGTGCTGCCGACAAACTTCCATTGATGATACGCTTACCCCATACAGGGTGTGGGCCTACCACAATGCAGTCGACAGTACATGTGCTGTCACATTTGTAAAAAGACATCGGGGTCATGACTATACCACCGGCATTCCTTATCCGTTTAAAACCGGGTGTAGGAATATCGTCCATGGTACGGAAAGTACCCGAAATCCAGCCACCTGCAACATCTGTAGGTGACCCGTGAGTTCCGTCAGGATTGAAATCCTGTACGGTCCAGCGGCTGTAATTTCTACAGTCTTTTACTCTGTGACGTGCCATAATCCCTCCTTGTAGCTAATACACCAACTGGTGTTGGTGTTTAAAG